TGGCAGAAATTTAGGTATCTCGATGATCCCGGAGTTCTCCTCTTCGCGCTCCGGTTCATCCCTGTCGTCCGGGATCGGCATCGACTCGACAAGTGCCAGATCGATCGCCGCACGGACCGTCTGCAGGCTTCCCCCGCCTGTCAGGGTGTTCGTCTTCAGGCTATGCATGATGTCCGTCCTGGACAGTTCGCCTCCGCACAGCGCATAGACGATATCGACCAGATACAGCAGGCCCTCCAGCGTGTCTTTACCAGCTTCCTCGATCATCCGGAAGATGCTGGTCGCCGGATGCATATACTGCAGCTCATCGATTACCTGGAGGGTAAAAAGGAAGCGCCGGTCACTTCCGTCGAAGTTGACCGGCACGCCTTCAGGTCTCAGGTTGCTCATGCGCTGATCCCGGCCTGCTCCTGCAGCCATGCGAGAGCAGCTGCCTCAGTCGTAAACAGCTTGGTGTGGCTGACCTTGTAATTGCTATCCTGCGGAATGACATCCGCCTCGATCGTGGTGTGCGCGAAAGCGATGTTCTCCTGCTTGGTGGAATTTTCGTCATTCGGCTCACGGAACATGAGCTTCTTGTACCACTTCGCGACATACTGCTTCACGCCGGAAGCCATCTCTACGGACATCGCACCGACACCGACATACGGCGCCTGATCGTCTGCCTTGACCTCCAGTCCGTTCTCGGCGCTGTAGGTATGGCCGAGCAGGAACGCTCTCTCCTCGAGGGTCAGCTGATTCGCCTCGATGGACAGCGTGCCGCCGCTCATCTCATTTGCTACCTCCGCGACAACATCATCGCCGTAGTCCTTCACACTGGAGGTAGTCGGCGTGAAGTTGAATGTGGAGATCTTCCCGAACTGCGCGCCATCGGTATAGGTGTCGTCTGCAGTCCACTTTGCGTAGAACATTTTTCTAACGCCAATCTTCGCCATGTTATTCCTCACTTTCTGCGACTATATCGCATTCCCAAGAAAGCCCGTCCATGCCGTTGTCCGGATCGGACAGGCTTGTGATTGATGCAAAAGAAAAACCTGCCTTGTACAGCAGGTTTCTCACTTTATTCCGCATGGACGTCTGATTCTCGCCCTGCGGGAAGTAATAGTTAAGTCTCACCCAGTAATGGATATGACCCGGATCATCGTCTCCCCAGTCATCCCCGCGGTCGTCCGTGATGTCATACACGAAGTAATGATCCTTCGTTCCGGTGTATACCTTCGGATAAACAGGCGCGATGCTGCTTACTGCGCCCACCAGGAGCGCGCCGATGCTCATCATTCACCCCTCCGGGCTTCAGTCCCGAGTGCGGAGAATATCTCGTTCATCATGGCTTTCATTACTTTCGGGCGAGCGTCGTTAATCGCTTTCCGCATGAACGGGTGTGCTGCCTGTTTTGCGGTTCCATACTCCAGATACCACAACTTGTCGTAATTTCGTACGGATCCGCCCGCATTTGCCACGCGTGTAATGTCATGGCCGCGCTTGCTGGTCCCTATGACCTTTGTGTACGTGCCATTGCTGTGGGTGTCTGTCCCGTGCGGGTAAATAGTCGTCATTTTCCCGCCATTCACGTTTTTGATTCCGTCAGATTTGATACTGGCCTCAAGTGTCCCCTGCGAATAACCACGATCTGCAGCCTCATGCACTGCCTTTGTCAGTTCCTCAGTCAGTACTACTCCTCCGGCCTGCACCGCATCTTCCATTGCCCCGTCTATGCCGTCGCCCAGCGCTTCGAGGAATTTTGTGAAGTTTTTCACGCCGTCCAGATAGAACCCTGCCTGTCCGACTCCTTTCATGCAGTCACCCCCCTCCGTACCAGCTGCCCGGTCAGCTCGACCGTGCGGTTGCGGTCCTGATGATATACGCGCTTGAGCTCGTACACATCGCCGGTTTCTACATCGATGAACTGAGACCAGTTGCGCGTAAGTCCGTAGAGGTTCCGTTCCAGGACAACAGCAACTGCATCTGCACTGTATCCCCTCTGTTCACCCAGGATCTGATCGCCACGCTGGGCGGACTGGATGCTTGCCGGGATCTCGCGATACTGCGTGATTGTAGTCGGGTATCCCTCTGCGTCCTGTGTTGTCTTAGATGATACCGGGATCTTAATTACTGACGTCCACATCCCAGGCACCTCCGTCCTCCAGCTGCAGGTTCTTCACGCCATCGCTGAAAAGCTTCAGATACTTGTTTGTATCTGTGCGATCCTGCCCGCAATACGCATTCACGTAGCACGTGATCGTAATGATGATTCTTTTGTCTATCGGATCCTCTGACACGAACAGGCTCTCCGGCACGCCAGCTGCAAGCATCTTAGTGACTGCTGCCTCCATGGCATCCTGTATTTCCTGGTCGAACGCCGTGATGGCCTCAGAGTATCCGGCGCGTGTCTTGATTTTTGGAAACCAGGCGAGCGTAAAATCTGGCATACGTTCTGACATAAATGTCTTAATGTCTGCCGTGTTCATAGGATCACCTCATTTCTTCGCCGGTTTCTTCGCTGTTTTTCTCGGCTTCTCTTCCTCTTCCGCCTTCTCGACAAGACCCATGTCGATCCATTTCTGCCCGAGGGCGTCCGTGATATCCACGACGTCCCCGGGATTGTAGAACTTGTCAAGGTAAAGCGGATTGATCGCTTTTACCTTCATACAGCACCTCCGATCAGGACTGTGCCGGAGTCAGGGTCAGGCGGACGACAGCGTCAGAGTCAATCACGACGAAGTCGTTGCGCTCAGTGACCTTGAAGTACACCAGATCGTTCTCGAACGCGCTGACGCTGTTCACGGTGGCAACGTCCGTGTTCTTGATGGTGTAGCCCTGCAGGTTGTACTTCCTCATGTACTCCTTAAAATCGCCGACGAAGAACGGATAGGATCCGCTTGCCGGGTTCGCCAGGATTGCATCCGGAACGACGAAGATCGGAAGAGATACAGCGCCGCAGGACAGACGAAGCTGGCCCGGGTTGGAGATGTCCGGAGTCAGGACATATCTCTTGTTTCCGTCCTTCAGTGTGTCGAGATAATTCAGGCCGGAGTCGTTGGTCACGATGGTCGCGTTCTTCTTGTAGGTCTGACCCAGGGTCACGTTGACCGCGTTCTTGATTCCGTCCAGATCGGTGATCGCAGTCGCGGATGCAGCTGCCGGAAGCGCCGCGAGGATCTTCGTGTTATTGGTCGCGACGTCGCCCTTTGCGATCCAGTCGGCCAGGATGGCCTGGATGTTCGCGTCAGAGTCAGCCAGGAGCTCTTCCGTCGCGGAGAAGATAGCTGCTCTCTTCTCGCAGGAGAAGGTGATCTGCTTGAACGCCGGATCAGTGCCGGCGCCGATCGCAGCCGCTTCTGCTACGGTCGCGAAGGCCGGGGAAGCGGTCTTGGTCTGATAGACTCTGGATCCGGTCGGATCAGAGACATTCTCGATGGTGATCAGGGTAGCCAGGTCGACCAGTGCTTCCTTGTAGTGGTTAACCTGGGTCTGAATGTCAGACGGTACAGTATATCCGCCTGCTGCCGGAGTGCCTTCGCTCATCTGGTCGTGGAATTTCAGTCTCATGGACGCGATGAACTTGTCCATGTTTGTGCGGTCGTCGATCGGCTTCGGATCAACCGGTGCAGCCTGATCCTCCAGTTTCTTCAGGTTCTGGAATTTGGTGTTGAGCGCTTCCAGCTCGTCCATCTTGGCATTCGCCTCAGCGTCCTTGCCCTCATCGTACAGGGCCTTGACTTCATCCTTCATAGTGTTGATGCTGTCCAGCATCGCTCTGAGTTCTTTGCTCATAATTACCTCTTCTTTCCGTCAGGGTCTGATGCCCAGCATCCGCATCCTGACATATGTGTGTTCATGCTCTTTGTTCTGTATGTCTTCCGCTCCCGGTTCCGGCTCCGGTTCGGGTGAGACCGGCATCTTGGCCTTTATCTGCTCGCTGAGCGAGTCGATCACTCTGTGCGGGTTGTAAGCAGTTGCTACCAGCCCGTCTTCTGTGCTGTCCGCGTACAGGATCCCGTCCGCGAATCCCAGCTCAACCGCCTTTTTCGCGTTCATCCAGGTGCCATCGTCCTGCATGAGCTTCGCCAGCTCATCGCGGGAGCGCCCGGTTTTCGCCTCGTAGGCGTTCAGGATCGATTCCTTTACTTCCTTCAGCACCTTGATGGCCTCTTTCATATCGGACTCATTGCCCCAGGCCATCGTGCTCGGATCGTGGATCATCATCAGGGCCGTGGGTGCCATGTAGGTCTCATCGCCAGCCATCGCCACGACAGACGCTGCAGATGCTGCCAGCGCGTCGATCTTGACCGTGATCTTGCCATCGTATTCTTTCAGCATCGTGTAGATCTGCGATGCCGCGAACACATCGCCGCCCGGACTGTTGATCCATACCGTCAGAGGTCCGCTTACCTGACTCAGCTCCTCGCGGAACTCCGCGGGTGTAGCTTCGTCGCCCCACCAGCTCTCCTCGCTGATCGGGCCTTCAAGTCGCAGCTCGAAGCTCTCCGCTTCGCTGCCCGGATCCTCATTCTTGATCCGCATAAAATCCCAAAACTTCTTCTTCATCCGTTCTCACCTCCCCCCGAAGAATGTGTGTACTGTTCCCCGACCATGGTGATCGGGATGTAATTGCCGTTCATTACGAGGATGTCCCCGCCTTCCTCTGCCGGAAGCTGCAGATGGTCGCGCGCCTCGTTAGGCGTATACACGCCGTTGTTGACATAACCGCAGATGATCTCCTGCTGCGTCTTGCTATCCGTTCGCAGGATTGCCTGTTCATTGAACCTGTACCAGTAGCCCTCCTGCTGCTGTTTATCGGTCAGCACCTTGGCGTTGATCTCCTCCTCGTAGGCCTTCAGCCTGTAGGCCATGGTGTCGACCAGGAATGCCAGCTGCTGCATCTCCGAAGAGCTGTACGACGCCTTGTCGAAGTCATTCAGCTGGTTCGGTTTGATGCCGAAGGCTGCTGCGATCTGCAGCGCGCTGTACTTACGCAGCTCGAGGAACTGTGCGTCCGCCAGGGAGATGTTCAGCGGCGTCAGCTTCAGCCCGGCGGGCACCGGAACGATCCGGCCGGCATTTCTCGCGCCGGTCAGGTACTCCTC